CCGAGAACAGTTTGATGGTAAGTTCCTCTCAGAAAAGTGGCAAGCGCATGATCATCAACCACCACATATTTCCAGGTAAAGCCCAAATCTTTAGCTGACATGGCAATACCTTGATGCGCGTTCATAAGACTGTATATGTAAAACATAATATTGTGCAACGTGGATTGCACAGCGGTGGTTGAGATTCCAGTGGGCAGCTGAACCCCTGCGTTGCCTTTAATATTCAAAGATCCAATCTTGGCCGCATATGAGCGGGAACACTGCTCAACGAACAATTGGATGATCTCACTTGGAAAAGACATAGACGACATCCAAACGCGAGCGGCGAAAACCATAGGTCCATCATCTTGGCAATGATCAAACGCCTTAAAATCACCTTCCAACCAAAGATATTTCTTTTCTATTGATTTTTGATGGGGACGCACCAACGAATCGTCCCCTGAGGCCATAAAGCCAGGGTGATCTACTAATTCAGTGAAGGCACGCTCAATGTATTCAACTGGAACGCCAGAGCAGTAAAAGATTTTCACATCACAATTATTGATCTTGCACACCTGACCATTGAACACGCTGTGGAAAACATCCGCTGTAGCTCGAGCATACGGTGCACAAAACGCGTGATAACGAGGATCATTATAAACGATCGCACGAGGTTTGACGGACACAACTCCACAGTGCTCTTTAAGACCGATGGTTTCATTCCATTTCACTTGGATAGATTTAAACATCTTTCCATCGTGTCCTGCTGAAACGCTATCAAATGATTCTAACAAAACACGGCCACGGGTACCCATCTTCTTAGCACATTCTTGGATAGACGGCAATATAGATAGAGGAGGAAAGAAACCCATGTCACGCAACGCTATAGCCAACTCTTCCCAACGTGTCCAACGAGCTTGATCAAAATCACGTCGCGTTAAGCGTGGATGCAACAACTTCTCTTCTTGAAACGCGCATTCAAATGGATCATTATGGGTACGCAACAAGACTGCAACGAGAGTATTTTGCTCACTTTTGGCCGGTTGCCACAACTGCCCATTGGTAGCAACCAAAATATGATGACACGTTTTTGGTTCATATGTGCTTAAGAGTTTCAAGGCTGCTTCCGGACGCATAGAAAACCCATGTACACGGACATCGATTTCGCCCCGAAAAACCTCAGGGCCGCACTGGTATTGGGATTGGATCCCGGGCAAACTAGCCCCAGGTGGCAATGAACACACACACAACGATGTGTCAGCAGTATACTCGCAAGCCTTATAAGCCTCACAAAACTGCATGTAAGC